CGCGCCATCTAGTTCTTTCTTAATAGACTTGCATGTATTCATGCCAATCTTGACGTTTGCTCTATGCTCACTGACAGAGATATTCTTTTCGGATATAGTATCTTCTACAAGATCAATAGCACATAGACGCTCATCGACAACTACACTCTTATGTCCAATCTCTTCTTTTGCTGTTTCGATTTCTGTTGCTTTTGATCGTGAGGATTCGATTGTTTCTTCTTTAAATTCGTGTTCGATCCCTTGTTTACAGGTTGGACAGTTGTCATGCTTTTGGTAGAATTCAACGTCTTTACGTAACTTGTTAAGCCTGGTTGTAAGATCATGGTTTACCTCTTGAAACTCTGCTAACTTCTTTTTCTGTTCGGCTTTGTCGCCAATACTGTTATTTAGTTCTTCGATAGCATCAAGTAAGACTTCCATCTTTGCTTGCTCTTCTTCAACAAACACAACTTGGTCTTTCAACTTATCTTTTAGCTTACCTACTTCGGTCTCTTTGATCTTTCTGATAGACTCGTTATGCGTCTTAGCACTGTCAATCTTATTGTCAAGTAGATCAATCTGATACTTGATATCAGTGATTTCACTCTTATTGTCAGACAGTCTTTCCTTCAACAAAGTATTCATTGTAGTGAAGATTTGAATGTCTAGAAGGTCTTCAATGATGTCTCTTCGCTCACCAGTTTTCAACTGCATGAATGGTACAAACGTAGAACTACCCAATACAACTACTTGACCAAAAGACTTATAGTTAAGCTTTAGAATAGTTTCTTCTAGATATGTCTGGTAGTCACGGGCAGCCGCATCTTGGTTTAGCAGTTCTCCATTCTTCCACACTTCGAATATGCCTGGCTTAATGCCACGCTTAATCATATAAGCATTGCCGCTTATACTGAAGTATGCTTCTACTAGCAGTTCTTTATTGTTAACACTGTTTAGTAGCTGGTACTTATTGATCTTTCTAAAGGGTTTACCATATAACGCAAAAGTCAGAGCATCAAGCATGGTCGACTTACCAGCTCCATTATCTCCAACGATAAGCGTAGACTTGCTTCGGTTTAAAAAAACTTCTGTGAAAGTATTACCAGTACTTAAAATGTTCTTATAACGAACCTTTTCAAATAGTATCATAAATTAATAGCCTCATTATGTAACTCTTGCAGAACCTTTTCAATCTTAGTTTTGTCTGTACTAATCTCTAAGTTCTGGACGTATTGCTTCAATATAGTCAACGTATCTTGTGCTTCATCGACCAGTTCACTCTCATCGATCACATCTAAGTTCATATGATCTTCGACAACCTTAATATCACAAGGTGAGGCTGCCTGTAGTCTATCTAAGAACAAATCAAAGATATATGGGTTAGTCTTGTTTCTGACAATAACTTTAATGAAAGTATCTTTCAATTGAGTAGTGTCTAAGTGTGCAATGTCTTCGATAGTCATATCAGCATCATCATACATGATCTTATGGAATAGACTAAACGGATTACGAATGTATTCCATCTTACGAGAGTCAGTATCGAATACACTGAAACCACGTTTCTGATCATGATCGGACCAAGTCATTTCGTACTGGGCACCTAGATAGGATATGTTACCAATAGAAGACGGCTGATGAAAGTGACCAGAATATACTGAATCAAACTTAGCAAACGTACTACGGTCCATACCATCAGCACATAGATGTCCTTTGTCCATCTCGTAACCAGTGATCTCAAAGTGACCCATGAGTATCTGTGCTTTCGTATCAGCCATTGCTTTCATGGACTCTGACCAGTTATCAGAACACAGCCAAGGAGCAAGCATAATCTTACACCCATCCATATCTAACTCAACTGGCTTTTCCCAATACAGATGTAAATTTTTATGGCTTGTATTGCCATATAACTGTCTGAGACTGTTTACATCATTAGTGTTCTTAAAGTAAGTATCATGGTTGCCAGCGATCATATACATTTCGATGCCTTCATCGGCACACACTTTCATGAAATGATCTTCAAGGTTCTTGGCAGTAACGAAATTGATATACTTACGCCGATCTGTAACATCGCCTAAGTGAAAGATAGTTTTGATATTATTTTCACGTAGATGTGGGAAGAAAACTTCCCGATAGAACTTTATCTGATGTTCAGCAATTGCGGCATTATCATTTCTCGCACCCCAATGTGTATCATTTAGGATAGCAATCTTCATTCTTTAGCCTCTTTTTTATCCTCATCCATAAATTTCTCTAGACCCTTCTTGGCTTTCGTTTGTGCCTTCTTCTTATCGTCCATCTTCTTTTCATAGCCACGAACAAAGTCAGTCATGTAGTCATTGTTTAGATCAATATAGCCTGGTTCACCATTGCGATCAACACTACCTTCTGCATGATCTACAGCAGTACCAGTCATAACAGAATTCTCTGTGACCTTGTGTTTGATGTACAGTTGCTTCTTCTCTTTGTCAATTCTTCGCAAGAACGCATACCAAATAATCTGTGTAAAATAAGCAAACGGATTATGGGACTTGTTCGGATCAAAGTTACCTAGTGCTTGTATCGCATTCTCCAAACCATCACTGATCATCTCATCTTTATACGAGTATCCTGAGAAGTTAGGCTTAGATGCAAGCCTAGTAGATATCTGATAGATACAATGTCCGATGTAGTTGGGTATCTGCGGTCTTTTGTCACCAGAATCCTCTGCTTCACTGCATAGCTTTTTATATGCTATGATAGCTTCCAGAAACTCTGGATTGTTAACGTAATTTCTCTTTGCCATGCATTTCACTCCTTATTGTGTACAAGTATAACCTATTGCAGTGCTTTTGTCAAGCACAAAATAATGTAATAATAATCTAAAAAAGACTTGACATCCCTGAGGAATAGTGTATAATTGAGTTATACGAATTTAAGAACATTAATGCTTTATAGAGTCTTTTGACTCCATGTATGCTACAAGCACATCTTCAATCTCTTCGTACTCTTCTTGTCTCTCTTCTTCTCTGGCTCTTAGACTCTTTAGTTCTGTGAGTCGTTCAGCAAATGAATCGTAGTATTCGATTGCTTTAACATTTGCTTCTCCCCAAAAGACTATATCTCCGAGTGACAGGTCCACGCTGTTGGCTTCTGATAAGAGCATCCAACTCTTAGCAAAGAATCCGTGAACTGGGTGTATTTTGACTTGTATTGGATTTTCAACAGTAACTTCATTATCATCACGCTTAACGAGATTACCTATTAAATCATCACCTGTTTTCATCTTGATATGAATAAGCATCTAATCTCCCTTTATGTTAACATTATATATACGAAATTCAAAACCTTCTTCGTTGTAGACTTTCAC